ATTGCCTTTCGACTATCAAATATATCTCCCATATGAATCACAGTGTCTATATTATGCTCTTCTAAAGACGGAAAGAAGACATTCTTATAGAACTTCTCAAAGTAATCGTGTATGTGTTTAGAACCCTTCCTAGCACCGTAATGGGTATCTGTTATAATGGCAACCTTCATCTATTTGTCTTATAAACAATATTATCTTTAATTGTATTGTAATCAGAACTACTGCCTGACATAGCACTATCATCTACTGTCATAACTTCGTCATAACCAGTCTTTTCAATTATTTTTGTTTTAATATCTAATTGTTTCTTTTCTTTTTGTATACGTCTAAGAAAAGCATAATGAACAATTTGAGTGAAATATGCAAATGGGTTTTTAGATTTCGCGGGATCAAAATTATAGATGTACTGAACACAGTTCTCGATACCATCAGATATCATATCTTCACGAAACATATAGTTAACAAAATTTGGTTTATATGATAAATGTGTTGCTATCTTTAAAAAGCACTCTCCAAGATAGTTGGTAATACGTGGTTTTGGTAAATCATTCTCTTTAGCATGTTCAACTTTTGATCTATAAACAATTAATGCTTCTAAAAACTCTTTGTTGTTTACATAGTGCTCCGACTTTTTCTTTGGCATAGCATTGCTATCTCCGTCTTACTGAATATATTGTATCACAAATATAATGACTTGACAAGGTACCCAATTCTATGTACAATAACCTTTGTAGAGGTTCAAGGGTAATAATAGCTATATTACTCAGGTTCTTTAGAATCTGAAGTAGGTGGAAGTTGTTTCATATTATAGATAGTTTCTAATTTTATGCGAGCGTCGGAAACCCTGCCGACTAATCCCATTTCTGATGTCATACTAATTCTTCCTTGTGCTTTAAAAATATCTTGCTCTTCATCTTTTATAAAATCGTTGTATATATCAATTAACTTTTGATCCTTAGTTTCAGTCATAGTAATGACTTTGTCTGGTTTGATTACAAATATGTCCTCATCTGATAAATCCATCCATGATTTTACTTTAATGTAAGAAGTTCCTTCTGCACCATACTGTACCTTCATTATTACAGGACTTTGTGCAACAATGATAGGTTCATCCCCCGACTCATCAATATTGATCAATGAGAGGATTTCTTCTCCAGAAACTAATTTTAATATGCAGTAGAACTCTTCTCCCATTATTTTTTTAAAGGTATGTTTACAATGTCATAATTGAACTTTTCTTCGTTATAAATCTTAATCCTTTCAATTAAGTGATTAAGTGTGTAATTTTTCCTGGATTTGAAGGAAATGTCGTCAGCGATATCATATAGAGTTGCTTTGGTCTTGTTGTTCCCCTTTCTAAGAATCCTACCAATTGATTGTAGATTCCGTATTCGTGATTTGGAAGGAGAAGCAAAAATGACATTATGCAAATTCTTGATGTTGATACCTGTACTGAATGTTCCGTATGATGCTACTATTATAGCATTATTTTCATTTTCTGTAATAGAACGGACTTTTTCCCGATCTTCTGTATCTACACCGCCATGAACAAAGAAAACATGACGTTGTTCTAGACTATTACTATTTATTAAATTATATAAGGGTTCTCCGTGTCCCTCAACTCTTGCAAATAATATTAAAGTATTACCCTTTAAATCCAGTGCTAAGTTACGAATGAACTTGTTTCTTCTATCGTGGTTAATTATATACTGTATTTCATCTTCAAAAGTCTCAAATTTATTCGGTGGGTGTTTCAATAGAAGCACATTGATATCTAATGTAGCAACGTGTCCCTTCTTCATGAGTTCATCTGTCTTAATAATTTTGTATGAAGGACCAAACAAACCCTCTAAAACCCATTTATGTGTTTGCGTTCCATCAAGAGTTCCTGTAAAACCGTAACGAAATTTGGCATCAGCAAGTTTTGTCATTATAGATATTAATGATTTTGATTTAAACTGGTGAGCTTCATCCCCAATTACCACAGAGAATCTCTCAAAATACTTTCTGGGGAGTTTGTAAATTGATTGCCAAGTAGTAATAATGACTTGAGAGTCCGTCTCTCTTTCTTTACCTGCGTATATCTTGTGACAAAATGAACCTACGTCCCAGCCATAGTCTGCAAAATCTTTATACATCTGTTCTACTAGGGAAGTCGTCGGAACGACTATCAGAGTATTTTGCTTGCGTTCAACAAAATATCGAACAATCGAATATATCATCAGAGACTTTCCCGATGCAGTTGGGGATATCAACAACTTTCTATTATGCCTTAGAGCGTCGTATACTCCCTCTACTTGGTAAGAACGCGGAGAATACTTGCAAATAGCATTCATATAGTCTTTAACACCTTCTAAGGAGATCTGCTCATTCACTTCAAAGGGCAGTCCATAGAACTTGCTTGGTTGAAAATCATAAGTGTAATTATGATCTTTACAAAATTGTATTACTTTATCTAATAGTCCAACATATATTTGCTTCGTCTGTGTATTAAATAACCTTATCTTTCCGTCCCAATACTTATTTTTGTATGCAGGAGAGAACTTTGCACCAGGTACTTCAAAAGTAAACTGATCTGCTAACTCATAGTAAACATGAGGTTCTGCCTGTACGTTTAAATATACTTCGTTCTTCTTTGAAATAACCAAATGAGACATAATATCTCCACATCTGGTTTATTTATCAATTAAATCCAGACTGAAATTTCTGCCATTCAATAGCATTTTTTATTTGATATGTACGGTTCGACACTGCCCTTATAATCTCTTCTAAGAACTTTAGAGTAGTATCATAGTATTTTACCTTAAGATTTGCCTTTGCTAGTCTCTCATCTGCTTCCATATACTTCTGTAGTGCTTCTTTCTCTCTGATCTTGTATGGAAACGGTTCTTCTGCATAAACTTCTGCAGGTGCTTTGCCAGTATAATATCTGTATCTATCTAAACTTACTTCGTTCTGAGTTGTTCTTGCCTTTTCTCGCATCAAAGTAATCGTATTATAAAGAGTATAATACTTTGAATGTAGTTGAGGAATTTTTAATGATTCATCATGTAAATTATCAGGATCGATTTTGGAGTCTTTCTCCCACATCGCCTGAATCTTATCAAGATCCATAATAAAGATTATTTAATTAAAGTTCTTTGCCAAGCATATCGTTGATCTCAAATATAGTATAGCGGAAAGTTGCCTCTGCTGTAAAGTACTGTATGTCAGTATCAGATACATCAAAGGTTAAACTACTTAATGAGATTGGAAATAAATCAACAAACTTAACCTGTACTATAGGTTGGAAGTTACTACTCAAAACTTGAAGAGTACCATCGCTAAATGCTTCCTTCGGGTCTCTTTGCCCATCTTTGTCTGTAATTAATTTTTGATAGTCTTCAGTGGTTGCTGCAAAACCAAGTCTTTTCAACCATTTATGAAGTATAGAATAGTTCTCCATATTTTCATCCACAAGAAAAGATAAGGAAAAATCCCCATAAGTTAACTTTTCTCCTGGTACATCAAGATCTTTTAAATACGTTGGTTGGATTTGAGTTGCTAAACTTAAATCTGGTATATTAGCAGATTGTGATATAAAATCTACTTTAGGATGTTTTCCTAAAACAAATTTGAATCCAACTGGAGATAGAAAATTTCTATTTTGTATTTGTCTATCAAATGCAGTTGCCATTATTAGTCGATAATAATATCAAACCATTGTTGACTCATTCCTTTAATGATACTATCTGCAGATTCTTTATCATCTGCGTATCCTTCTTTTATCAAATGATCAACAACAGACTCGTACTGTTTCTTGATTTCTGATGCTTCTCTAGGTGTAGGTTTCATTTTGAACGCAATATTTGTAGTTATTTATCAATACTATTCTCCACCGCCTCCACCGTTTCCACCGCCACCATTTCCTCCACCATTTCCACCGTTGCCCGAACCACCATTACCGTTCCCATTGCCACCATTACCGTTCCCATTACCATTAGAACCATTTTTTTTACTATCATCGCTGTCATCATTTTGTCTTCCTCCCAAATAGCGACCAACAACACTTACATGTCTATTTCCTTTTGGAACACATGCACCTAGTTTACTATCAAATTTATAACCACTTGGACAAGTACGACGAAACTCTTTGTATGATTTCATTTCTTTTTTAATTCCTAGTAGTTATTTAGAATAAAAAAGAGACCTGTTAAGGTCTCTGATCCATCTCGAACATACTATCTATACTCAGCAATGTTACCACCATTGCGTCCACTTGTATTATCCATAATTCCCATCATTCGAGAGACAAGTTCTGGATTTTTCTTTGCATATCCTTCTCCAAAATGATTGTCTATGCTACGAATTGATTCT